TAAGTTGTTTGCCTTGCTGACCGTAGCCAGTAGGTGTTCCAGGGGAGTTGCTTGCGAAAGCTATAGCGGCTTTTAGCATGTCGTAGGTTGGCATATCTTTAGTGTATAAAAAGAAACCCTCCTAGGCAACCTACAACCTAGGAGGGTCTCGCTTTTTTCAGCAGAAACTAAGCAGCGTTTCCGATGAAGAATTTGACATGGGAAGCGTGAGTGATGTCAGAGTCAAGTCTGATCAAGAATCTCCATGTGGTTAGGTCAGTGTTGAATGCGTAGTCCTGGCTGGATGCGACCTGGATACCGCCGGCAACACGAACCTTGAAACTACTTAGGTCGCCAAAAAGCACCGACTTGGCTGAAGTGCCAGTGTCAGCAACATGTGGGTTCTCGATGACACGGAAGCCAGCAAAAGTATCTGGGTATCCTACGCCGACCTGATAGAGGTAATTTCCGGCTGTGTCTTTGAGTTTTCTCATCTTGCCGATGGTTGCACCGTTAGCCATGAATGCTGCACCTGGCATGCGGCGAACTGCACCGTCTACCGAGTAAGCAAGGTCAATCAGGTTGTCAGCGGTGAACTGACCAGTTACGCCAGTGCCTCCAGTGATACCGGAACCAGCAGCAGGGACAATACCCTTTGGCTTGTCAGATCCGTCACCTAGAGTTAGGACATCGTTTACGCCGTAACCAATTCCGTTACCAGCTTGCTGAGCAAGGTGAGAAGCTAGGTCGAAACCTGCATCTGTTACTAGCTCGTTAGCAGCCTGGATTAGGAATCCATACTTGTAAGCACCAAGAGTGAAGGAGCTGTAAGTAGGTTCAGAAGCCGATACTGTTCCACCAGCAGAGGTGAGAGCAGCAGTGCTGAAAGCGGTCAAAGTTGGGATGGTTAGATCCTCACCAGAGGTGGTGTTCAGAATTTCTGGAACCTCTAGCATTGGGCCAACTAGGCGAGCAACATCAAATACCTGCTCGTAGAACGATTTTGGCACGGTGTTTGCGGATGGAGTTAGTGGAGCACGGAACTCGTAGTCACGCTGCTCTCCACGAGCCATTGCACGGAAGATGTCAGCGGTTGAACGCTCTTCCGATACTGCTGGAACGAAGCCCTTAGCGGCTACTGAAGCCTCTAGGCGGCGTTCCTCGTTACGCTGTGCAATCGCAATAGCCTCGTCAGCCTTGCGAATGTCAGCCTCAATACGGTCAATCTTTGCCGTAGTCTCAGCATCTAGTCCACCACGCTTCTCAGCTTCATCCAGGGATTCCTGAATCTGAAGGGTGAGGTTAGCACGGAGTTCTTGCTGAGTTTTGATGAATTCAGACATTTACTTTCCTTTATCTAACTAATAAGAAGGTCACGCTGACGCAACCGACACGGCAGAGCTAACTCACATCCGATAGTTAGATTTTACATCAAGTAGGACTAGACAAATCTTGAAAAGGGTTACTTAAGCCTTTTTGAAAAGTATTCAACCGAATTATTGATTTGGGCATAAAAGTAAGGCTTCCCACACCAGCAAACAGCAGGAGAGCCAGACTGAGTTCTTAGCTTCTTATCTAGTAAATGAATAAACCTCAAGGCGTGAGATTCATCGCACTTGTAGTTAGTGTCCAGAAAAGTGGACATAGCAAAGCCCCTAGAACCAAGATACTAGGGGCGAATGCTTACCGCTTCTCGAGCGGTTTGATTGACTGAACTTCTCTATCTGACTTGTCGAAGGATGGAACCTCTGGGGAAACAACCTTTACAACAGCCTTTACCATGTCGTCAATCACGCTGTAGATAGCACCTGATTCTGGGTTGCCAGCAGCGTCTAGGAGAGCCTTTTTGATTTCGTCTTTGTTTGCCATCTTAGATTCCATTCATTAGTAGTTCGAGCTTCTTCTTCTTCAGTGCAAGCATAGCTTGGCTGATGGAAGAATCAGTAGGTTCTGCACCATCTTCTTTAGGAATAAGCGTCTCGACAGCCTGAGTAATGAGGCGACCCTCTTCCTCAGTCAGGACTTCGCCTTCTTCAAGCTTGTAAACAGCGTCAGCCAAAGCGTCAGCGTCAATCTGGGCTCGCTTAGCAATCTTGTCTAGTCCTCGAACAGCAACAGTGCCAGCAGTAGCGGCATAGGCTGGCCATGACACAAGCGAGACTTCAAAAAGACGAACTGACTTCAGAGTTCTCTCTGATCCATCTTGTGACCACTCATCTCCGCCTGATGGAACTGAAAAGCCAAAGCTCATTGCGTCTACATCGCCCCTACGGAGAAGCTCAGCAACATCACGACCACGAGAAGTGTTAGGAAGCAAGCCTTCAACACGAAGTCCACGGGAATCCTCCTCCAACATTAGAGTTCCGGCACGGGTTGAGCCTAGCAGTTCGCCAGCATCGTGGTTCCAGAGGAACTTGATGTCATTGCGAGAGTTTAGCGATTTACGGAAGGCTCCTGGAGCAATACGCTCAATAAATGGCAGTGGCTCGCTGGCAGAGTTGAATACAGCAGCATAACCACTGAATCTCATGCCATCGCCTTCTTCACGGACTTCAATCTCCGTGACATTAGTGCGAGTTTCTAGTTTTGACAATGCTTCGCCTTTCGCTCTGCCTTCATTCTCAGCTTCTATTCTAGCTACAACACCCTCAGCGTAAGTAAGTGCTCGTTGTGCAGCTCTCTTCGATGGGCCTGAGCCCCATAGCAAGTGTGCAACTACGCCAGGGCTAGGATAATCAGGCGAACTAGGTTTTGCGGAGGGACTGTCCAGATCAACCAAGTGGCGAGCAATCCAAGCCCGAATCCTAACCCATTTCTCAGCAGTAACATTGCCAGAAGCCATGGCTCGTGCTTCACGAATAGTTCTTTCAACCAACCCATCTCCGCCATACCCTTCTTCGTAGTATTTGAGACCTCTACGGGCTGCTGCTCGCATGTAGGCTGGGGGCTCTAGGTTTACTTCTCGATATTCTGCCTTTGAAGGGCTGTTTTCTTCATCATCCATGTCCGCATCTTCAGGTTCTTCTGAGGGCTCTGGAAGTGGAGCAATCTTTGTAAGTGTCGAAAACTTGTGTGCAACAAAGACATCCGTGTCCTCCCAACCGTCTCTGACTGGGCGATAGACCTGAATCAGGGCAGCGGGGTCTTTTTGTGTGCCGTTTACGGTAACCGAACTATTAGGTGGGCCGATGGAACCATCATCTACGATTTCCTGAATCTCGCCACGGGCTCTTCCGCCTGAAGAGCTCCAAGATACATAATCGCCAACCGAAAGGTCGCCTGGTAGGGCTCTAAAGCTTCTCTCTCCGCCTGGCTCAATGCCTTCGGACAATGAGATAGCGACCATCTGATCTAGGGCTTCCTTCTTAGTGTTGTGGCAGGCTAGAACCTCGCCATCGTCTTTCACTACTGCCCAGCTTGAACATTCTTGTGAACTGTCTGTAATAAAGTATGGCATTAGATTGTCTGCCTCATCCAACTGATTGTGTGGCCCGCTTTGGTGCTTACTGCATAAACCTGTTCAAGCGGTTGTAACTGAAACTGATAGCTTTCAAGATTAAGTAGTTGTAAACCATTTGATGTTGTAACTGTGGAGTTACCAAGGTAAATCTTGTCGCTATTGTCGTTGTTGTGAATCGTTAGCAATGATGGGTTGCTTGATACGCCATCAATGGCGGTAGCTGCCGTGCCGATGGAGGTTTGACCGTTACTAATCACTTTCTACTCCGTAAACTTCCTTGGCGGCGTTCGGATCTTCTGGAATCGTAGGTGTTTGTAGCTGAACGCTTGGCATACCAGTGTGAGCGATTGCAGGTAGACCGAACTTCTCTAGTGTGTCTACGGGGTCGAAACCAACCTGAATAAGTTGCTGAGCCATGTCTACACGCTCGGTCTGGGCTGATAGCTCGGCAGCAGCGATGTTCACATTAGCTAGAGGCACACGAACGGTGTCGGCTGACGGATCCATAATGGGCGTAAAGTCCTCAATGCGTCTTACATCATTGATTGTGAGGAAGCCAGCCTGTAAACCAGTTGAGTAGGCGGTCATTCTTGAGTTGATGTCTGCTCTTAGTAGGCCATCAAGGTTGAATCGAACAAATGCGTTTTCTCCACCAGGGTAGCGGGACATCAGTGGCGATAGAGCACCCTCAATCTTTTGCACGATAGGTCGGAGGCAGTGTGTAACCCAAGCAAGATTGTTCTGCTCAACTGATGCGTAAGAATTTGTGCCAGGTAGTCCAAGTAGGTGCGGTGGAATGTTGAATGCTCGTGCAACATCCTCGACAGCCATTCTTCTGCTGTCTAGGAACTGAGCTTGGTCGTTTGGAACATTGGTAGGGACATACTTTGCTCCGCCGGATAGAACGGCAGTCTTGTGAGCCTTGCTCCAGCCCTTGTGTCTGCTATCAAAAGCTTCTTGCATGTTCTTGGCTTGGTCGGCAGTTAGGTTTCCTGGAACCTCAAGGACACCAGAGGTCTGAGTGCCTGAACCGAAGAATTTAGCTGCATAGTTCTCAAGTGCCTTGGCAAGACCGAAGTTTTCCTTCATTGCCTCTACACGAGATACGCCACGGATGTGTCCTGGGCGAACTAGGTCAGGAATAAACACAACTTCTTCAGAACTGAGAACCTTGTTGCTTTCCTGCAAGACATACATGACCTGACCGATGCCGTTTCTCTTTATCTCAACATCTAGCGGGTTCAAAACGCACATGCTTACGATTTCGCCTGAAGCATTTGAATACAACCGAATAAATGCGTTGCCATCAAGTAGCAGAGAAACAATCACTGCACCGTAGAACGCTTCTTTGGTTGTGTCTACATCTGGCTTGGTAATCCAAGCTGGTCGTGGGCGGAATGCAAAGCGAGCTCCGTCTCTACGAATGTAAGCATCTACTGGCAGTGTGGCAATCGTGTCGCTGATTAGAGAAACAGCAGAGAACACGGCATTGATTTGCAAGGCAGTCTTGCTGTCAATCCTTACGCCTGACTGACTGGTTGCTTCTACGAAGTCACCAGATCCCCAGATGGTCTGAAACGAGATTGCTCGTTTTTCAAACAAATTATTGAGCATTAGCTCGCTCCATCGCTAAACCGAATAGTAGGGTTGCAATACCACCAACAATTAGACCTGCTGGCAAGAAAACTAGGCTTACGCCTACTGCTACCAGAGCGGCTCCTGCTATTTGTAAAACTGTTGCCAAAATAACCGCCTATACAAACACTTGTGGCACTACCTCCTCCATTCTACCTACAGTTGCTCTGTCGTAGGCAATGATGAAGGCGATAGCGTTGTCAATCTTCCGTTTGGAAGTGCTGCTTTCTTTTGTCACTCTCTGTCCACGATGGTCTGTCTTGATTACACAGTTTTCAATGTGGCGAGCTAGGGCAGGGTTGCCATCGTGAATGAAGGTTTGCTCCATCACAGCGTCAAACACCTTTTGCGTTGCTGGAATCATAAGATTCAGCAAGTTCGTCTTGTATTCAACTATCGGTAGACCGAGTTCGTCAAGCTCCTGCATCATTGATGCCCAGCGGTAGGGGTCACAGGCTATTTCCCTGACTTTTGGGTATTTCTGGACATAATCAATGATTGTTTGCTTCACTTCTTCCATCGGCACTCGCCAACTGTCGTCATCTACGCCAAAGTTCTTCTCCCAAGTGC